TGCACCTTCAGGGATGTTGAATGTTGTAACACCATCATCTTTTGATACTGTTAAAGCAAAACCTACATTTGGTTTTGTTAATGTAATTTCTTGGTTAGTTTTAAATGGATGATTTGGGAGTCTTATACTACGAGTTGGAGTTGAGACAACACTAATTAAATCACCTATAGTTGATGTTGCTGTTGATCCTAAACCAACTACTGTTCCTACACCAACAGATTCATGAGGATTAAAATAAACTTGGTCTTTAACACTTGAATCAAATACATTTGTTTTTAAAGGAATATTAAAGAAACTTGGTATTAAACTTAACGCAGATGAAACTGTGTGAACACCTGATGTTACACCTCTTCTAACTCTTAATACATTATTTTCATTAAATGTGTTTAGAACAAGTAATTTTTCAGTTCCAATACCAATACTACTACCTACAGAGATATTTTCTGGTATGTTTGTAACATAGATATCAGTTACTATACCTGTAGTAGATGGAGTTGGAATTTCTTGATAAACAATCGTTTGTGCTGTATCTATTCCAATTTGATGTGTTCCTGATAAACCTTTAATAGATGTGGTGCTTAATCCAGAAATTACTACATTATCACCACCATTTAAACTAGGAGCAGTTGCGATAAATGCTGATACATGTGAGGGGTCTCTCCAAATAAAAGTAGCGTTAAAAGTATCAATAGTTGTTTCTACAGATATTACATCCTTTCCTTCTACACTTTTTACTGAAACACTTAATCCACCACCATTTGTATCTGTATTATCGAATGTTGCAACATCTCCAACTTCATAATTATCTCCTTTATTAATAATACTGATAGAATCAATAGAACCTGATGTTGTTGATTCTACAATAGATGATTGTTTAGTGATTTCATTAGACTCGATAATAAAATCATTATCTGCAAATTCATCAGATACTTTATATGGATAACTATTTCTTATTAAATTTGAGTTATCAAAATCAAAGGTATCTTGATTAATATTAAAATTCTCTGTAGGTGGATTTGATCTAAATGATTGACCTATGAAGTAAGGAAATACTGGTAATAAAGAATTAGTGTTTATTCCTACAAAATATGCGTATGTACCATTTGGATATTCTGGAGTTCTACCATATCTACCATTATGCACATCTAAATCACCTGCATTTGAAAATACAAAATCTTCTACAAAAAATCCATTACTAAAACCTATTGGTCTATCATTTATGTTGGATGGATCTAAAACATATCCACTATTCAAAATTCTGATTGAAGAATTATCATCATTTGGATCACTATAACCATATGGACCATAAATTGGATTACCATCATATGCCCAACCAATTATAGGCGAATGCCCATTACCCGTATCTCCAAAAGTATCATTTCCAATTTGAGTTGAATATCCTACGATTGAATATTCTAATTTATTATTTGTCTCTATAAGTGCTTCATCATCATATCTAGCAAAAGTATTGACCGTTAACCCTCTTGTTTTAGCCTCTAACTTACAACCAGTGCCAGGTGGAATAACTTTAATATCAATTTTATCTTGTTGATATTGTAATCCACCATCTAAAATAATTACATTAGTTATTTTTCCATCTTCTACGACTGCTCTTAATTTTGCACCTAAACCTGTTCCAATACCAACAACTTCTAAATCTGGTGCAGAGGTATATTCACGACCTTTAGTTTGAACTTCAACAAAAGAAATTTTACCATCAGTTACGATGGGTTTTAATTGAGCTTCTTTTCCTGTTTTAATATTAATTGTAACAGATTTTTCAAGATTTAAAATATCAGATCCATAACCTGACCCTTCTTCATAAAGTAATACATCAGTAATCGCACCTCTGACAACAGGTGTGGCAGTGATTATTCCAACACCAATATTAGATGATTCAAATTTAAGATTTAATTTTACATCTGGATACTTAAATACTTGGAATCCAGTTCCTTTATCTGAAAACTTTATATAATCTCTTCTATCAAATTCTGATGTTATAGTTCCTCCCAAACCTGCATTTGCAACCCTAAATGAATTGTCATTTACCTTAATAACCTGATAAAAATTAGTTGTTGATGTTATTCCTGTTGAAGTTGTTAAACCACTAATAGATGTTGGTAAAGTTGACCCTATACCGACAGCCGTTGCATATACGATTTTATCACCTTGATTAAATCCATGATTATCAAAATGGATAGTATTTGTTATTGTATTAATACCAGATTGTTTTACAAAAACTTGTCTATTTTCATATCCACTTCCACCATCTATAACTCTTACATCCTTGAGTGTTTTCTCATTATTCAATAATCTAAATTTATGGATACCTATTTTGTTAGTTGTAGTAAATCCAACTGTATTAATACCTGCATTAAAATCTGTTAGTGTTTGAAATAATTTTATAGTTGAAGAATTAACTACTTGTGGAAAATAAGTGGCAGCATTCACAAGAGTTGTAGTTCCTAAACCAACGACAGATGTTCCGCTATCATTACCTACAGTCCCTACGCCTAATGGAGGATTATTATTTCTATCATAGATAAGGGGTTGTCCACTTAATATATTGTGATTTTCAGTAAAGGTTATAGTTTCATCTATATTATCAACACCACCAGAGTCTGATAATAATCTTGCATCAAATGAAATCTCCCTTCTTCTCTCAGATAAAACAGGTTCAAGCACTGCACCAGATCCATTTCCTCCTTCAACGGTTATTGAAACAACCTTTTGTATATCAAATTTTTGTGGATCAACTTGTATATTCTTAACACTGCCTGTTACAACTGGTCTTATTAAAGCATTAGTACTACCAACACCAGGACTTGATAATTCAATATTAGGTGGTGATATTACATCATAATTTTTACCTCCATTTAATAAATCAATTTTATTAATGGGTCCAAAAAATATTTTATCGTTAGATTTATAATTTCTAATCTCAACTCCATTTATTAACATACCTGTCGTACCAGGATTTGTTTTAATGGAAGTTGAGTTAGTTAAATTTGGATTTAAATTAAACTTTTTAAGTAATTTTTGTGGTGCTATTTCTTGTTCAAGAATACCAACAAGTGAAAAAGTATGAGTCCCTGAACCTGATGGTAATGCATCAAATTCTTCATAATCACCTATAGGGATAAATGATCTTGATCTATACAAACGAATTTGATTTGGATTACTTAAAACTTCAACAAAATATGATGATTCTGGTAAATTAGGTAGTGCTGTTCCCTGTGCTGTATAGAAAATTTCATCTCCAGTTATGAATGGAACTGGATTTGGAAATGATAAAATATGATATTTAAGAGTATTTGGATCATATCCAGATAAAGGCAATTCATTACCTGCAATCGCATTTGGTAGTATTGATTTTGGTAATGATGATGTTATTTGATATGAAGGAAGTGAATTAGAAGCAACATAAAAATTTACATCAGATTCATTATAAACATTGGTTACATCACTAGTTAAAATATTATTTCCAAATTCAATGTCAGCTGTATTACTAAAAGCACGATTTATAACTCTTCTTAAATCATATTCTCTGTTTGGATCAGGATATAAGGTTATGCCTGGTTGGTTAATAAGATTATTTAATGATATTGTTCTTGTTGGTTTATCAATATTACCTACAGTACCTGTTGCTATTTTTGTCTCTTCATTTCTAAATAAAATTTCAACATTATCCCCCTCCTTCAAACTAGATTTATCAATATCATCTGTAAATAAAATAACATTAGCACCAGATACACTTTCTATTAAAAATCTAGAAGATGTATTGTAAATCCATGAATTTGCGAATATTTGTTTTCTTGTTTTATTTTCTATTGGATTTAATATCTTCTCTCCAACGTTTCTAACACTTATTTTTTCACCCTCAGTCAATAATCTTATATCTGACTTTGGAATAAACTTTGATAATACCCCAGTTAATCTTAATTCAACTTTTTTAGATATATCTCCATTCTCATATCCAAAATAAAATTCATTTGCTCTAATATCATCTGTAGATGAAATATTATCAATAATATTTTGACAACCAAAAAATTGATTAACTGATTTATCACTATAAAATATATTTGTGCTTATTCCAGATATTAAAGTGCCTGTTTGACCAAAACCGACTGTGGAATCAACTGTTATAACAGAGGAACCTGCTGATACATTATTAATTACTTTTGTTTTACCAGGAATATTAAAAGTTCCCTCTATTAAATCAATATCGTTAAACCCTACGAATAATGCAAGTTTATAATATACTTTACCTTTTCTTGTTATGGGTTCAACTTCCGATATTGATGCTCTGGTTGCAGAATCCGTGGATTTTATAATTGTTTGACCAATTAGATTTGAAGGATTTCCTGATATTGCCTCAGATAAGACTATCTCTCTTCGGATGTATTCTGCAGATGATGGTTTTATTAAATATTGTTCTAAATCTACTATTTTAGGTGTTTCATTGTATAAAACGTTAAATAAAATTCTAAATGACTCCTCTGTTCCCTTTGATTGATATAAGGATTTAGAATTTTTTATAAAATTACTAACATCTAGATTATTAACAAAATTAACATTTTCTAAACCAGGTGTAAGTAATTTTTTTGTCTTTTTATAAAATTCTTTAAGGAATAAAGCACTTAAATTGACAACAGTTGAATCATTGTCATGATTGATTGCTAAAGAATCTGTAAATACTAATTCTGAGGGATTATTATCCGCATGATAAGTTGTAATTCCACTAAAACCACGAATACAACCTGTAAAACTATCAGTTGTTATGCCAGTATATGTAATTACCTCATTTTCAATTTTAAATAAACCATATTCATTAGGAAACCCCTTTGTACTACTAACATTTATTGTTGTAGATGATGTTGTGATGCCTGTGGTTAATTTTGTTTCACCAACGACAACTTCAGGAGTTAAATTATCTAATTTTAAATACTGATCAAGATTATCAGTTAAGTCAATAGGACCTCCCTGATATTCTTGGGAAATATAGTATTGTTTTAAAAAATCTACTGCCTTTGGACTCTCAGATAACAAAAACTCAGGTATTTGGTTTTCAATTATCTGTTGGACTTTGACTCTTTTATCAATCCCAGTGGTTATCATATTATCCTCTTACCAGTGCTCCATTTGCGTAACTTGATGTAACCTTATATCCAACACCAGATATCTGTTCACCAGATGTAATAGTGTCTTTAACCATATTTATGGCACTATCTCCAACAGCAAAACTCAAATACAAATCTTTCAATCCTATTACATCATTTGACTCAGGAAATGCTTGAATTTCAATAATATTATTAGATCTTTGGGTTGACGTTATGTTTACTGTCGATATAATAACCTCACCATGCACATAATCAACAATTCCTGCTGACGCAACAACTAATTGACCTCTCGATAATTCAACATCACCTTTAACTATTGCTAGTATACCTTTACCACTCCCATCAAGTGTGCCATCACTATGTCTATTAGGAATATCAGTAAAATATAACATATCATTTTGACCTTGTATGGTGAAACCTGTGCTTTTTATATTTTTACCTTCAGGATTAATATAAAATCTGTTTCCATAACATAATTCATATTGTGCGAATTGATTTGTAAGAGCTTTTAAGTTTCTTCTTATTCTAACTCTTGTAATATTTGATGTGATTGCTTCATCAATATTATCAATTACATTTAATAATTTACTATACTTAAATCTTCCACCAAATTTATTTAAATCCGTTGAATTAGCGTATGTCAACAAACCATTAGTAATATTGGTCTTCAATTCAGATACTGTAGTTATTTTCGATTGATCATAGTAAACAAAAGAGTCTATTTCAACATATAATAATTTAAGATCAAGTAGTTTTTGATTTATACCTGCTAACGCATAACTTTTTAAGTTAGATAAAATTGCACCTTTATCAAAATCGGAGACAAATTCACCATTTTTCGGTTTTATAGTAATGAATACTGTTCCAAATTCTGGTGGATCAAGTTCTTCACCACCAACAACTGAAACTGATTCAGTATTTGGATATATCTGCTGTATTATTGCTTCATAGTCTCTTGCTGTAACTGCTCTATATTGCGACGAGTAGAGTCTTGGAGCAAAATACTTAATAGAGTCTATCGGTTCAA